CCACCTTCGGACCTAACTGGCCCACTGAATGTTGAATTTGCCATAATTTCCTCCCGGAAATAAGTTCTATTGTCTTGGCTTGTCTGCTAGGTCAGTCGATAGAACAAGTTAATATATTCCTAGTTATTAAAGTTTACTACGAGGCTTGTATCAAAGCAACAAAAAAAAAGGGAGCCGAAGCCCCCTTAGTAATTGTAGTTGAGTTAGAAACGCTACAATATCGTTCCTTTAAGCTCCTTGAGAACCGTAAACGGCTCTGAAGTTTGAATATCCAAATGAATATCTTTCTCTTGCTTTATATCTCATGTTGCCAGTATCGAAATCACCCTCTAATGCAGTTTGCATTGGAGATCTTTCAAAATACTTAAATCCATCAGGACAGTCTGTTTTCAAAAAGAAAGCATCTGAATCTGTTAGATAATGGTTAACAACATAACCGTCAGGCAGCATACCCATATTCTTAACAGCATTAATGTCGTTGTCAGAACTACCAACTCTATTAGGAGTTTGTAATAATCTGTCAGCAACAAATTGCAGTTGAGGTGGTACTACTAATTTCATTCCTCTTAACGCAATATTAAGACCTCTATCATCCGTAAATGTAGAAATGTTAATTAATGCATCTTCAAGAGAAGTTTCATTAAGATCCGCCATAGTGGTTGCTCTGTTTGCTAAAGAACCACCGCCGCCTAGAGGATGATCAGTTGCTATTAAGCTTTTGCCATCGCCACCTGTTGTAGAGAACGCGTTGTTCAATACAGATGCAGCTTTGATTTGCTTAGTGTTAGCCATTGATCTCGCTAGAGCTTTAGTATATCTTGCGCCGAGTCTGTCATATAGATTATCTTCAACAGCTTCTTCTGTTAAAGCAAATGCTAAAGCCACTGTCTCATGAGTATAACGAGAAGTATAACCTTCGTTAGCTGTATCAAATCTGACACCGCTACCTTCTGATTTTACTTCTGCATTACCAAATCCCACGATTAAAGTTTCTTCTTCAAACGCTCTATCAGAACTTTCTGTATCAAAAATTTCTGTATGCTCTGCCTCGTATCTTGAGTATTCCATACCAAACAAGGCGTTTAAACCCGGCTCTAATTCTTTCGCTAATTGCGCTCTATTAATAGCCATTACTTATACTCCTGTTGGGTCGACATAGAAATGTTCGTTAAATTTAACAATAACGTTTACATTAGCTGAGCCTGTGGTTGTGTTGTCCGGATCAGAGGAGAATCCCATAATCCTAAATGTTGCAGTCGTTGCAGCAGTTGTCCCAGATAGTTCTACAGCAGACATACCAGTTTTGGTAGATCCAGCCGTATAAGCTATATCTGCATTCAAACCAACATCAGTTTGAGCTGGAGAACCAGCACTCTGAATTTCGAATACAGCAGTAGGGTCGTCTTGTACAAAAGCCACGATATCAGTCGATACAGTTCCGTCAGGGAAGAAAGATTTGAAAACAACGTCGCCGCTGCTATCAGTGAACTGACACCCTCTAAATATGCCTACTGATTCATCACCAGCTGCTGATACTAAAATCGTACCAGTATTAAGCATTTTAACTAAATCGCCTGAAAAAATATTCCCCGAAGCTCCTGTAGCTATCTTATATTCTGTTATGCCATTGTTGGCAGTTCCAGAACCTAATTTACCTACAAGTCTTGCTCCAAATGGGGCATCTTTGTTAGCCATAATAAGTCACCTTATATTATAAAATTGAAAATGATGATCAACTACGTTGACCACCGCCAAAAGTTACTTTGCTTGTTCTTTCCGGTTTTAACATCGGTGAACTAGGATCAGATTCCCTTAAGAGGTCATTATCTACAGCATCTTGCTGAGTTCTGGCACGATTTTCGAAATAGGAGTTTCTCTCATCTCGTGTCTCGTTCGGGATCTTGGCCAATAGCAAACCGCCAACTGAAACTACTCCTGCATGTCTACCGTTATCAATAGTAGGAAGCGGGAAATCACCTAACTCATCGGCTTTGACAAGGTCGAAACCCTCTCTCATCCTAGAAGTCACATTCTTTCTATCTTCGTTACCAGCGATTTCAGCTCTAATCCACCTGTAGGTGTAACCCTCAGGTGCAGGAGGAGTATCCAACATTGATGGTGGACTCCAAGGTTTGCGAGCAACTTTTTTAGCTCGAGTGTCGGCAGAACGTGGGCTTCTGTTTAAATCTTTTGTATCTTCTGTCATAATTATTTACCTTTTAACGTATTTAGCGTACTCATTCAAGGGTACGTTTAATCTTTTAGCCATCTGAACTTCTGCAGGAGACAGTTTTACTTGTCTTTTATTAGAGCCGGCATTACCAGCTACTCTTCCAGCGGAAGCCACCTTTTGTGAAGGCTTAGATTTTGTAACAGAAGATTCGTTAAACTTCTGAGGGAATTCTTTACGAATTCTCCTATCAAGTTCAGTATAGTACTCATCTGTTCCTGCGTCAAAGTCTTCTTCAACCATATTATTATGTATAGCGTAAGCTGATACAGTCATAATCTCATCGTCACCAAACCAAGCATTATTTTCTGCCCAACTCTGAGTCTTTTGATCCAATTTAATTGGCTGTTGAGCTTGAGGTTGAGCCTGTTGTTGAGGCGCATAATTTTGGTAATTTGCTCTTTGTTCTTCTTGAACGTTTCTTTGATATTCTAATTGTTGTTGTGAAGTAACAACTTTGTTTTCTTCTACCGCTATCTTTGCTAATACTTCTTGAGCCTTTGCAACCTTGTCATAGTCAGCAACTTCATGCGCTCCTTTTAAAGCAGATAAAGCTTGAGCCTTTTGAGACTTAAGTCTTCCTTGTGCTTCATTTAAGTAAGATCTATCAAGCGTAGAACTTTTATTTTTTAATACTTCATTCTCATAAGATATTTTTTTCGCATACTCATAAGCAGAGTCTTGTCCTCTTTCTGCCTCTCGTAGTTTACGAGTTAAATTTCCTATACGTTTTTTAACCTTATCAGAGTAATCAGCTAATTCATCTTCTGTTTTTACTTCTGTACTTTCTGATATATTTTCTATTGAAGCATCTGCTTCTTCGTCAGGCGCTAGATCTGCTATCTTGCCACTAACTTTTTCTTCAGGGACATCTACTTCTACTATCTCACCTTCATCTATAAATTCTTCTTTTCTTAATTCTTCAGACATATTTACTCCTTATACTGCAAGAATATCATCTGGATCTAATATACTAGCGATTACTTCGTCATCGTTAATGATTCTGCATTCAGACTCATCACCCAATCTAAAACGAGCGCCAGCATACCTGCCGATTAATACCCATTGTTTTTCCTGACACCAAGGAGCAGAGAACTTACTCTTATCCTTATAGCAATCAGGACCCATTTTCACAACATAGCCAACTACAGTAGCTAGAGATTCTCTATCAACCGTTGATTGTACTAAATGAATTCCACCTTCTGTTACCGCTTTACCTTTATAAGGAAGGATTAAAAGTCTCCAACCCGTGGGTTGCGGCATCCTATCTAAAAATGAATTGTCTAAAAGAGTTGGGTCTAAGACCCTAGCCCCTGGCTCTACATAGGAAGGATTTTCCTCTGGAGCTGGAGTGTTTTGTTTTTTTTGTTTGGTTTCTTCTTGTTTTATTTCTGATTCAATTGCTTTTGCAACATGATCAGGTATCTGTATCTTCGTCATCTTCTACTATTTTTCCCAGCAGTTCCCTAAATGTACTTTCTGCATCGACTAGAGAACTGTAACGTCCACACAGATATTGATATTGAGCAAAGTCTTTTGTCCCTGACAAAATGACCTCTTGTACTCCTTGTTTTTTAGCTTCTATTTCTTTTAAGAATTTTTGGCTAACCCAAACTACGGACATTAATAAATGCCAGAAAACTTACCACCAAATTCGGCGGCGCCCATACCTCTTGCTTTTCCTTTACCTGTTCCAGGCTTTGGAGTTGTACTGGCTGAAAAAGTGCCTGCATTATTTTTCATGGGTACTGACCCTTTCTTTCCATAACTGCATTTGTCTTTCATGACCTTGGGGGTTTTCTGTTGACTTACTTCTGTTCTTTTTATCATGTTTCTTATTATCTTGGTTATATATAATATTTGCAACCTTTATTTTTACTCTTGGTTATTCTGAATATCCATAAGTTTGAATCTTGCTTGCTGTTGTAATCTCTCTCTTGCAGTCTCATCTCTTAAGTCAGCTATATCTTCCATAGAGCCTATTCTCTCTCTATCGACTTCTATTCTTCTTTGAGCCTCTTGGTTTTTTCTTTTCTCTTCTGCTATGAATTGTTGTTGTTCAATAGAAAGTTCTTGGCCTTTTAACGCTAACTCTTGCTTTCTAATTGCTACTAACGGATCTTCGTCCTCAGGAGACGCTACTTTTTGATTGTACTCAACAAGAAGTTCTGCAAGTATTGGAGAAGAAAACTCAGCTAAAAGATCTGCAGCTTGTTGTGCCATTGCCGGCGCTTCTTCAGGAGAGGCTTGTTGTGATTGTTGCAGTAACCCTTGGAACTGTTCCATAACCTCAGGAGGCATTTGTTGCTCAGCTAATTGATCCGCTTTCATTTGTAAATGTTGCATGATATGTGAATGTATTAAAGCTTGGATCTGCGCATTCATTTGTACAGGTGGAGTATTTAATAGAGACATGTGAATAGAAATATGAGCATCATGATTCTGTTGAGGGAATGCTTGTGCTTGCTCTCCTAACAATAGTTTGTTGTTTTCAAAGCCAGGCTCTGTAACAACTGGCTCTGTAGAAGGTGGCGGAGTAAGTATCTGATCTACGTTATCCACACCTATAGCATGGTACATTCTTTTGTAAGATTCATATATTCCACTAGGCCCGTGAACTTCTGGATTAGCTTGTACTAAATGCATCATCTCTTGAGCCATAGCTATTCTTTGAGCTTGACTAAATATGTCAGGATTAGATACCGGGAATATGTCTACCTTCTCATCAAAGTCTGTTAGCTTAATAGATGATTCGCTATTAGCTATTGCATAAGGATATTCTGGAGGTAGGTATTCTTTAAATACATTTGCTAGTATTCTAAATTCTTTCTTTTGAGAGTTATGCAATCTTTTGTGAATTGCAGATAGAACCTTTGTAGATCTTTCTAATAACGCAAGTGTTGTTCCTACTGGAGCATTTGGATTGCCTTGTCCTGTATTAATTTCAGCAATAGATGCAAACTTTTGACCAGAGTCAACTAGGATGTTTAATAGACTTAACAACGTTGCACTAGGTTCTTTAAATGGTAAAGGCTGGATAGCATCTCTTAGAGATCCTCCAGGAGCATCAACATCTCTAAACTCGCCAGGTTGTATTGGGGTATCTTCATCTCTAATTCTAATACCTCTAGTTTTAAAACCAGCAGGCAAGTTAGCTAAAGTACCAGCATCAATCAACTGTCTCATAATAGATGTAGAAGCCTTAGATAGACCACCGATCATATGTGTAAGACCAAAGCCGTAAAAGCCTAGGCCAGGTAAGAATTTAAAGTGAACAAAGTATTCTATCTTTTTCTTAGTAGCGTCATCTTCTTTGTAGTTTCTTCTTATAGAAAGTATCTCACTAGAATGAGTATCAATAGTAACTATATAAGGAAGCTTAACTCCTGTAAGTTCTCCTTCCTCATCCATATCTTCAAAACCTTCTAGTTCTAGATTACAATGCACTTCATATAATAACGAAACTTCACCATCATCATATGAAGGCTCCATACCTGATAGCTTGTTTATTTCTTCTTTTACATCTGTATAGTTTTGTGCATCTTCTCCCGTTTCTAATTCAATCTTACGATAAAAGCCCAGAGCTTGTAGTTTTCTTACTTCATTCTCCGCTATCTTTATAACGTTAGTTATTCTTGGACATGTCTCCAAGTCAGTTGTGTAGTAAGGAACTATTAAATCTTCCGGAGCAATAAACTTAGAAACGGCTCTTCCTATTGCTTCATCGTAATAAACTTTTTTAAATGCAGATCCTGCTAAAGGAAGATAGAAAAGCATTTGATCAAGCTCCTCATCAAACTCTTCCATAACATGTGTTATCTGATAGTTCATAAAGTCTTTAACTCTTCTGGCTTGTTCTTCTATTGACGAGCTATAAGCTCCCATTGTTTGAGTCTTTACTGGTCCACCTGAAGGAAGTAATTCTTTATATGCTTGAGCCTGGAAAGTTGTAACTGCTTCACCTAGTAATGGATGAATAACTCCTGAAGCTCCAGCAAAAGGTTCTGACCTTTCTTCGTCAAACTTCATACCTAGGTATTTTAAACCGTCTGTATATGTCTTTTCCCAATCTTCTCTTGAGCTTTTGTCTTTCTCAATACCTGATATTAATTCATTAGCAATAACTCTTAGATCTTGAGAATCAATAACTTCTGCAAGGTTATCGTCAAACCCTGTCTCTATCTCTTCTTCGTTAGATCCCTCTAATATAGCGCTGCCATCTTCTTGTATTTCAAATCCTTCTGTACCAGAATCTCTTATTGCTTCTAAGGCAATACTCATATCTTCTTGTCCAAGAGGTACTTGATTGTCTTCGTTAATAATAGTTGGATTTATGTCTTTATCTATTGCCATTAATGTATAGTCCTTTGTTTCATTACAATCATATCTTGAGGTACTGACTCTACTAAACTACCAACAATAGTTATCTTACAATAATCAGCTTGCTCTGCAGCTTCTTCTACTGAGTTACACATGATAAATGGGCCATTCTTTATTTTCCCATCCTCTTCATATTCTGTAAAAAAAATTAACATATTAATAATACACTCTTTTTACTGGGGGTTTCTCTCTATCTAAATAGTCATCATTTAAAGATACCAAACCACCCTCTCTAAATCTCATCAAAGCTTGAGTCATAGTATCACACAAGTCATCATTTTTTCCAAAAGGAAAGGAGGCACATTCGTCAATCATCTCATCTGCAAACTTTTTCTTAGGCGCCCACACCAAACCTGATTCAAATATAGGAGCAACGGAATTCATTCTTGTAGACTTGTCATGCCCTCTAGTAGGGGAGTAATTAACAACAGGTATTCCAAGTCTTCTTAGTTCGTGAGTTAGAGGAGTACCAGAAGCTTTGGCTTCAATTAGGGTCATATCAGGATCCCAGTACTGGTATTCTTCGTAAGCAATTCTCTTAAGCTCTGGAAAATCCCAACGGCCTTTTTGAGCGTCTAACAATATAATAGAGTCTGGTGCGTCAGCTGATGGTTTAAAAATACCCCAAGTAGAAATGGCCGAGTAATCAGCGTTCTCCTTTTTACTAAACGCCGTATCATAACTTTGAATGATATAACTAACACTAGGCAACACTTCATGATCCCAAGTCTTCCACCATTCTTTTTTAACAATAGCTCCTTCTTCAGAGGTAGGTGTTTGCATCCACTGAGCATTCCATTTTTGTACAGGCAACGAAGCTTTAACTTTCTGTAATTCTTCTAAAGACCAGAACTCTGGCCATAAAGGATTTTGTGACTTAGGAAAGATAGCAGGAAATTCAACTACGTCCCATTGATCAGCAGCGGATTCTTTTTGAGCATCTAATAACTTAGCCGTTAGATCTATAGAAGACCAACGTGTCATTACTAATATTATGGCTCCACCAGGCTGTAAACGCTGTCTAGGTCCAGAGGTGTACCATTCCCAACAACCTTCCATAGCAGTAGGGCTAAGAGCGTCTTGTTCTGAATGAGGGTCATCAATTATAAGGAGATCCGCACCACGACCTGTAATAGCTCCTCCGACACCAGCGGCAAAGTATTCTCCACCCTTGTCTGTTTCCCAACGACCGGCTGACTTACTATCTGCTCTAAGTTCTACTTTAGGAAAGATTCTTTTGTATTCATCTGTATCCATCATGTTCCTAACCTTACGACCGAATCTTACTGCTAGTTCCCCTGTGTGAGTTGTTTGCATGATCTTACGTCTTGGTTGTTTTCCCATAATCCAAGCAGGAAAGTATGTAGAACAAAACTCTGACTTAGTATGACGAGGAGGCATGTTAACAATCAAACGGTTAATCTTGCCACTAGCTACATCTTCCAGCTTTTGTGCAAAGACTTTGTGATGACGGCCACAAACAAACTCTGGCCACATGTGATCAATAAACTCTAAGAATGTTTCTTGGCATCCTTTCTGTTTCTTTAATAGTTCTAATCTTTCTTTTAAGACTAGGGTTTCTTTAATCTCTTGATCAGATAGATGAGCTAAGTTCATAGGCTAGATAACATATTATCAATATCTACAGATCCACCATCTTTAAAGGCGT